CTAATCACTGGTCTAGTCCTGCAGCTATTCTTTTAGGTTCTCATGAGTTGGGATTCTCCCAAGATATTGAGACAGTAACTTCTACTCAAAGAAGGTTGCTTAGAAATGCCGTTCCTATTTACTCTAAAAAAGGAACTTACCCAGGACTAAAACTTCTTTCTCAAAGCATGACTAGTTACGCCACTACTATTACTGGCACACGAAACTTAATGCTGTCTTACGAAGACGCTTCTTTTGATATTCCTTCTTGGCAAGATGACGCTACCTTTGCAAATTCTCAAAGTCCTAAACAGTCTCCTCCTTCTATTGGAAACTGGGTTAGTTTGTCTTCGGCGCTCTCTATGAATGTTGTCTCAGATCAAGCTGGAAGTAACGCGTTATTTAGTGATACAACTAATGGCGTTTACGTTATTGACAAGACATACTCCTTAAAAGTAACTCAAAGTACAACAGGTCAGTCTTTTGCTTTTGGCATTCTTGACCCCGTTGGACTGGGTATTCCTGTAACTGCGGGTCTTCCGTACTCTCTTTCTTTTTACGCCAAAGAAGGTACGGGGGGTGCTACAAAAACCGCAGCTATTGATTTTAAATGGTTTGATCGTAATGGCTTACTTGTCGGCACTAGTAGCGGATCAGTTACAATCTCGGGAACTTCTTGGACAAAATATAGTGTCACAAATAAAACAGCTCCTGTAACCACCTCTACTGCCCTAGCCGCTGTTTATATGGGATTTAGCATTACTCTATCCAGTCAAACACTTACTCATTTTGATCTTTTTCAAGTAGAGCAGGGCTCTTCTAGTACTAACTATCAAGAACCTCGGGGAGCAGTTATCACACTTGCTCCAAGTAAACTTAACTATGTTAAAAACCCAAGTTTTACAAGCACAACTACTGGTTGGACTACAGATTCCAACGGATCTCTTACTCAAGTAAGCTCTGGGGGACTATTTGCAGCACAGGCCATGACTGTCGCCCTAAGCAGTTCTTCTGGAAGTCAATACTTGACCGCGTCTTATGGAGCAACACTTCCGACGTATTCTCTTCCAGTTATAGGGGACCAAGACTACTCGGCATCAATATACGTTAAAGACGTAAATACTATCACGGCGTACACACTGTCGATAACATTTTATGACGCAGATGGATTTGCGATTACAATGCCTGTAAATACACCCGCCCTTACCCCCGTTACAGTTAACACTTCTACGTGGACCCGAGTGACAAGAACTGATCGTTCGCCAATTAACGCTGTTTCAGCAAGAATGACGCTAAGCTCTTCTACAACCATGGCCACAGGAAAGTCTATTCTTGTGGACGCGGCGCAGTTTGAAAGCACAAGCCAACCAACTGACTACTTTGATGGATATTTTACATCTGATGGAGGTATGTGGCAAGGCACTGTTAATCAGTCGTATTCAGGTCTGTACCCCGCTAAATCAAACCGACTTGAAAGGTTTGTTAAAGAAGTCAAAGAGTACCTTGGACTTGGGACTCCTTATTACGTTGTTCTCTATGACGGAACAATTTACAAAAAGAATTACGATCAATCCACCTCGATGGGCTTTGCATAGTAGTATCACACTATGGACGCACTTATTTGGACTCTTATTATTGGAATGGCTGTAGCTCTTTCTATTGAGCTTGTTAACAACACTTTAGGGCATTGGATTTGGTGGTTGTCTCCCCGATCCGTGCGGCTCTGGTTGACTATTCCTCTTGCTTTTGGGGCGTCGTGGCTTGTAGGAATTGCTTGGAATGAACTAATAGTAATAACTCTTGCCGCTGGATTTTTTTCTAACGCCCTATTGCTTATTTTAGACCGAGCCTCTATAGTTAACATTCGACGTTAATTAGGAGGACAACATTCACGGATTAAAGCCCCGTGAGTCTGCGTTACTCTCTGTTCTTGATTTACATAAGGACCGCTGGGGAGATACGCGTCTCACCATGGAAGAGCTAAGCGAATTGACTGGGTCAAGTCGCACCACTCTTTGGCGAGCCCTCGCAGTGTTAACAGGAAAAGGTCTTGTCGAGACCACACGTACTAAACGGAGCTTTGGCAAGTTTTACAAAAACCGCTATAAGGTGATATCGTTTGAAACATCCACAGCTAGTCCCGTTAGCCCTAGTAGCCACTTAACTACTATTGCTACAGGGTTAGTCAAAGTAAAGAGTACTCCGTACTCTTTCTGTGCGTTCCGCACAGGGAAGGCAAGTCTGATGGTAAGTAACTGGAAAGAAGAGGATGAGGGCATGAGTTTTGGTTTAATCGAGGGCACTAAGCCAATGGAGAAAATTAGCAAGGCGGACCCTAAGACCCGTAATCTGCGGTCTCAGGAAGAATGGACAGCTATGGATGTGGCTTCAGAGTTTGCATCTCGTGTGTATTCCAATGTGCGGGGCATCCCAGGTTTGGTGAATACCATGAACCTACGAGGAGCACTGTCAAAGAACCGAACAAAGCACGGTATTGACGCAAGCACAGAAATGCGAATCATGGATAAGTTCTTTGGTGATGTAAGAAACATCAACACTATTAAGAAGTTTCCTAAGTCCACCACAGGGTTGTTCCTTAACTACATTACAAACAACATTGTGGACATGTCTAACTCGGTAACTATCGAGGAGGCTATGGCAATTGCCGAGGAGTTGGAGTACCTTACCGCTTCTGATGGTCGCAAGTTTGATAAGTCCATGCCAGGGCGCATTGCCTTGGAACGCTACGAGAAGAAACTGGCGGAAAACAATGAGTAAGAAGAAGAACCCTAACCGTAAACCTAAGAAGTCCAATGCGGAAAAACAGTGGGAAGAAATTCAAGTAAAAGCCGCAACAGCATGGCATAACCTTGACATTGCTTTAGAACTAGTAGAAGCTAACAAGGAAGAGCTAAGCGAAGAGGACTACCAAGCTATTCGTGAGCAAGCGGATCGTCAACAAAAAATGATTCAAGACCTTCTAATTGAGGGCAAGAATGCGTTTGACGCCTCTACGGGTGTGTTAACCTTCAAGTAACTGCTAAAAAAGGGAGGGCAGATGACTTACGATATTGCTGAATTAAGTGGGCTAAAGCGACACTGGTTGCTTCGTGGCTCTAATATCCCACGTCGATTTATTGGCTGGACTGAGGCAGACATTGTTAAGCGAATGGGAAGTTTTCCTCAAGAGATTAACGACTGGCTTGCTGACGCTCTCAACGGAGACATTATCAAGCAGATAGGTGGGCTTGGTACAACTGGTACTGGCCTGTTGTTTGATGGTGGTCCAGGATTGGGGAAGACGACTCACGCGGTAACCACGATCATGGAGTTCGTGCGTTCATTGCCTGACGAGGACCGTCTGGCACGAGAGATTCTGGGCATGTCATCTGAGACATACGACATGAACTGTCGTCCTGTCTACTACCTAACGTACCCCGAGTTTTTGTCACGTAAGAAGGCGCTCATATCTGCGGATGCAGATATTGCTCGTGAGCTTACTCGTGAGATGGAGGGGTTCCACGGAAGAAGCAGTAACGACGCCTTGAACGTCCGTATTCTTATCTTGGATGATTTGGGTAAGGAGTACGGCTCGAAGTACGACGACACATCATTTGACGAAATCCTTCGGGCACGTTACGATAAAGCACTACCAACAATAATTACAACTAACGTACCTCGTGAAAACTGGGCAAAACAATATGGCGAAGCAATGGGCAGTTTCGCCCACGAAGCTTTTACTCGTGTACGTATCATAGGAGAGGACCTACGAAAATGAAAGAACTAAGCATGGACATTACTTGGCGGACAGTTCAACTGTTCCTAGAAGATTACGGTGTAGTTGAGGTTGAGGTAGACCACGAAAACCCCAACAAGATGCGCTGTACCTGTCCTTCGTTTGACCGTTTTGCACGATGCAAGCACACCAACCATGTGCGAGTTTCCATGAAAGGAAACGACGGACACTACTCAATTCAGATTCCCGTTAAGGTTGACGAACAAGAAGCCGTTGCCGCTATGGAAAATTCTGCTGCTTTTCGAGCGTTTATCGTTAAGTATGCCAAAGTAGAAGTCATTGATTAAAGGAGATATCTCAAGTGAGACTCCGCCCCGCATCATCGTAATGATTGGTGCGGTGGCGGAGGTTACTTTTGAGGAGACTCGCAAAGGCTTAAGAAAGATAAAGACTCCTAAAGTCACATGGCGTAAAGAAAACCTCAAAGTGTTGTGGGACCGTGCGCTTAAGTACGGGTTGTCAATTGAACTAGCTGGCGTTGTAGAAGACGGCTGGACCGAAGACATGCTTGCAAAGATTATGGACAAGTTAGATAATCGAGGGGGCAACCCTTTTAATTACTACTATGTGTACGATACTCTTCAAGAAGTCATTGATGAGTTGCCTTACAAAGCAAATTTTAAGGGCATAATAGACATTCCTGGCCGAGTCGCAAGATTTGGCTCGTGGGGCATTGAAATACAAAATCTTTAGCTAAGGCTAAAAAGGAGAGCACCATGGCCGCAGATAACGAGTACCGACTAGTTAGCAAGGTCATACTTGATCGCAATATCATCCCCGTAATTGAGCGTGGAATCAAGGATGACTGGTTTGTAGACGACGACCTTCGCCGTGTGTGGAAGTTTACTCGGGAGCACTACTCCAGTTACCGCGAGGTTCCTACAGCGGTAGCAGTCAACGATAACTTCCCCAACTTTAAAACCCTCATGGTAGAAGACAACCTTGAGTACTTAATTGACAAGATGGTGGAGTTCCGCCGTCGTATGCTTACTCGCAACGGTGTGCAAACCATCGTAGAGCAGATAACTCAAAACGATCACGAGTCTGCTCTACTGGAGATGAGCAAGGCGCTCAGCCTTGTTAACGACCAAGGCATCGTCGGAACTACTCACTTAGACGTGTCGGTTAACCCCGATAAGTTTTGGGAAGAGTACGAAAACGTGCAGGGCTCCAAGCTTCTTGGACTTCCTACAGGTTTTAAGAAGATTGACGAAGCAACAGCAGGTCTACAGGGTGGGCAACTGATTACGATCATTGCTCCTCCTAAAACGGGTAAGTCACAGATTGCGTTACGAATTGCGGCAAACGTTCATACCGCTGGTTTGATTCCTTTATTCCAATCCTTTGAGATGAACAACCACGAGCAAGCCCTTCGTTACAACGCTATGAGCGCTCATATTTCTACAGCTAACCTTCGGCAAGGTAAACTTAAGCCTGACGAAGAGTCCCGCTTTATTTCTCATCTTGATAACCTCAAGGTAAGCAAGCCCTTTCACTTTGTTGATGCGGTGAACGGGTTGACCGTTGACTCTTTGGTGGCGAAGGCTGACCAGTTAAAGCCAGACATTTTGATTGTGGACGGTGTGTACCTCATGCTTGACCAAGTTACGGGAGAGTCCAACAGCCCACAGGCGTTGACCAACATCACCCGAGGTCTGAAGCGGGTTGCACAGAAGCTCGACATTCCCGTGATTATTACCACCCAGACTCTCCTTTGGAAGATGAAGGGCAACAAGGTCTCAGCCGATTCCATTGGGTACTCTTCCTCGTTCTTTCAAGACTCCGACGTTATCCTAGGACTTGACGCGGTGGACGAAGACGAAGAGCGTCGGATCCTACGCGTAGTTCAGGCACGTAACTCTGCTCCTACTAACACTTCCATTACTTGGAAGTGGGACACGGGTTGTTTCCATGACGAAGACGCCGTCTGCAAATTCTGCACCACATTTGGGTACAAAGTATGATGCTAGATGTACCTGCCGCGTTAGAGGCACTGGGAATGGAGTACTCTGAGCATGGGGCAGAAGCTAACGCCCTATGTCCAGGACATTATGCTCGAACTGGTAAGGAAGACAACTCTCCCTCTTGGTGGATTAACCTCGACACAGGACAGCACCTTTGCTTTTCGTGCGGGTATAAGGGCAACCTTGCTCAGTTGGTTTGTGATGTAAACGACTTTTACATTAAGTCATGGGACAACAAGTTCTATTACGATTACGCTACCGCTCAGACGTGGCTTGCCGAAATGGCGGTTATTCCATTAGAGCAACTAATGGCAATGATAAAGGCTTTACCAAACCGAGTAGAGGCATATCCAAAACCTCTGGAGATGTCGGAAGCTCGGTTGGCGGTATTTGAACAGCCCACCAGTGAGGCAATGGTAGCTCGCCACGTAGACAAGTCTGCAGTAGAAGCCTACGGCGTGCTGTGGGACGCTCTAAAGGAGGCGTGGATTTTACCTCTTCGTGAACCCCACTTCTACCGACTCATGGGATGGCAAGAAAAGGGAACCACAAAGCGAACTTTCTTTAATCGCCCCGCAGGGTTGCAAAAGTCCAAGACGTTATTTGGAGTAGATATCCAAAAGGATGACGTAGTTATTTTGGTAGAGTCTCCGCTTGATTGCTTACGGTTTCACACCGCAGGACTTGAGGGTGCCGTTGCTAGCTGTGGGTCAGTAGTTTCTGAGGAGCAGATCAAACTTATTCGCCGTTCGGAGAAGGTTATCTGCGCGTTTGATAACCCCAATCTTGATAAGGCGGGTAAGAAGGCGTCTGATGAGATGAGCAAGTACGCACGTAAATACGGCATAAACTTGTTCTTTTTCAACTATGGTGGTAGTGACAAGAAAGACCCAGGAGAGATGACAGCAGAAGAACTCCGCTGGGGAATCGAACACGCTAAACCATCCGTACTTGGAGAACTTGCATATGTTTCAGGGAACACTTAAGCCGTATCAAGTAGAAGCCGTCGCAAAGATGGTAGACCTTAAGACAGTCCTCGTAGCATACGAGATGGGTCTAGGAAAAACTCCTATGACTATCGCGGCAATTGAAGAGCTTAGAGATAAGGGCGAGATCGGTACCCCCGTTCTCGTCCTTTGTCTTGCTAGCCTCAAGTATCAGTGGCAAAAGGAAATCACTAAGTTCAGTGATTCCGATTCCATCGTTATTGATGGGACACCTAAAATTAGAGCACAGCAATACGCCGACGCATCACGGTACGAGTACGTGATTATGAATTACGAACAGGTAGTCAATGATTGGGATTTTATACGCTCTCAAAATTTTTCTGCAGTCATCTGCGATGAAGCAACTGCAATCAAAGGATTTAGAGCAAAGCGAGCTAAAAAAGTAAAGGAACTGTCTAAGGACATTCCTATTAGATATGCCTTGACGGGAACCCCTGTTGAAAATGGCAGACCAGAAGAAATCTTTTCTATCATGCAGTTTGTTGACCCCAAGCTACTCGGTAGGTTTGACCTTTTTGATAAGACCTTTATCGTTAGAAATAACTTTGGAGGAGTGCAGAGATACAGAAACCTGCCCCTCCTAAATAAAACGCTTCTTAGTACTACAGTACGAAAGTCGCAGAAAGACGAAGACGTAAAGCCCTTTCTTCCTGATGCAGTTTACCGTGACCCCATCACAGTAAAGATGGACCGAGGAACCCTGGCGCTATACAACAAAATAGCTACAGACCTTATGGACGTTCTTAACGAAGCAAAGGAGCAGTTTGGATCCTCCTTTAACATGGCCGCGCATTATGGCCAGTCTTACCAAGCGGGAGATCCAGCCGTAGAGATGCGTGGAGAAATCATGAGTAGGGTTGGTGCTCTTCGCATGCTTTGCTCTAGCCCTAATGTGTTGATGGCAAGTGCTGAGAAGTTTGCTGAGCAAAAGGGACAAGGTAGTTCTTATATCTATGGCCTTGGAAATTTGCTCAACGGTATATCCAAGACTCCTAAGCTAGATGCCGCTATGGAATACCTCGTAGAGCACTTGAGCATTGACGACTCTTACAAAGCTGTTGTGTTCTCCTCTTACTTAGAGTCAGTGGCTGAGCTAGTCGAACGCCTTAATGCCAAGGGGTTTGGAGCCGTGGCGTACACGGGAGAGCTAAACGCGTTAAAGAAAGAAGACGCCAAGGTCAAGTTCCAAACTAGGCCCCACATTAGAGTCTTAGTGAGCTCAGACGCTGGAGGCTACGGTGTTGACCTTCCTCAAGCTAATTTGCTCCTTAACTACGACCAGCCATGGAGTTCGGGAATGATGGTTCAGCGCAACGGTAGAATTAACAGAACGTCAAGTGACTGGTCCACGATTACTATTCAAGACATCTTGGTACGAGATTCAATTGAACAACGTCAGTATGATATGCTCAGACAAAAGGGAAACATCGCAGGAGCAATTCTTGACGGAGAGAACATCAACTCCCGTGGGGGTGTTGACCTTACCGTAGGAAGTTTGATAAACTTCATTACCGCCAAACTAATCTAGGAGGATAAAATGGCTAAATTAATTGAAGAAGAAGAGACTCGTTTTGCAGATCCAGAAAGCTTGGAAGCACAGGTAAGCGAGTACACAAAGCTCAAGGCTTCTATGGAAGTTCTTGAATCGCGTTCAAAGGTGCTTCGTGAAAAACTTATGGGCGCACTAGACCTTACGGGTGAAGAAGACGATAAGGGCAACATTCAGCTTGTTTTCCCGTCTGCTATCAACGGCATTGTTCGTCTTGAGAAACAGCGTCGTGCTAGCCGTAAGCTTAACGAGCTTGCCGCCGAGACCGTTCTTGAGGCCGTAGGTCTTGAAGACACTGTCTACAAAATGGTGCGTACCATTGACGAGGATGCCCTTATGGCAGCTTTTTACGAGGGTCAGATCACCGAGGACCAACTTGATGAGATGTACCCTGTACACGTAATCTGGGCCCTCCGTACCGTAAAGAGCTAGTGGTAGGCATACGTGGCGTTGACGAGGTCCTCAAGTCCTTTGAGGGCCTCGACCGCGTTCCTGGGTCTATAAAAAAACGCCGTGAGGACTCTCCTGCATCGGAGAAACGGCGTAAAAAACTTTTAGGCGAATCTAATGGCTGGGATGAAACTCCCATTATGAAAGTCCTTAAAGGAGAAGAAGTAGAGGTCTTTACCATTGGTGCGCTGGCTCAGGCACTTGAGAAAGAGATTGTTACTATTCGCTTGTGGGAGAAAAAAGGCTACATCCCGACTGCTCCCTATCGTCTCCGCTCAAAAAGCCTTAATGGTGTTAAAGTCAACGGTAATCGGGTATACACTCGGGAACTGATCGAGATTGCTATCGAAGAGTTTACCGTTCGTAAAATCTTGGGTATATCTCGGGTAGAGTGGAAACGACACGCCGACCTTCCAGGAGTACTTGCGTACCGATGGAAAGAGGCACTACAATAAGACTGTGGCCCAGTAGGGCCCAAGACCAGTGGGCATTCGCCCCAAGACCGAAAGAGTAAACATGATTGAGTCACCCACCGTAGACGCATCCTCCTATCTTGCAGAGGACACTGTCGATATGGTTCCCACACACGGAACCACTGTGCAGTCTGGTTGGGGTGCCGCAAAGGCCGCCCTTACCCCGAAGAAGGGTGGAGATTATCCAACCGACTTCCGTTTTACCGAACAGTCTCAACTTGTTCGTTTCATGCAGGATGAGCCGTTTGCCGTTTACGAACAGCACTGGGTTGACCGCACCGAAGGCAAGCGCTCGTTTGTCTGCCTCGGTGATGACTGCCCACTTTGCACCATTGCTGGTGACAAACCTCGTCCGAAGTTTGCCTTTAACATCATCGT